CTAACATGTGACCGAAGAATCTACCAGTACCGTCCCAGGTAGCTGGCTTTCTATCGTACATCTCCATGACGTACATAAGACTCATAATCGCGTCTGGGTCACCACTAGATATGACGCTCTCAACAACTGGAGCAAGTCCACCAGGTCTACCCACGTTAATCATACTACCGCCACCGATGTTAGCAGTCATCTCACTACCAATACGTAACCCATAATCATCAGTCCATTCGTCGCCTAAATGCTCAGCTACTTTCATAGACGCATCCACAAAGTTCTGGTCATAAAGCAACTCCTCTTCCTGGAGTACATGCTCGTTATCCTCAAGCTTAGTACGCATATCTTTCATACTGTCTTGGAATGTCACAGCACTCTCTTGACGAAAGCTATTATCTACGCGCACGTCTTCTTGTGATTTTTCAAACGTAGGGGTATCTATCTCGCTAGTTGTGAAAAGCGTTTCAGCTAATGTAGTAGGTCGCGTGTATTGCTCTGTGAACGCTGGCATAGTAGCCATACCACCCTCAAGAGGTTTAGGCGATGTTATACGCTCACGTTTCTGTGGCGCATACTCTACGTTACTCTCCAAAGGCTGGTTGTTTGCTCCAGTCTGTTTTGCTTCCGCTGGCTGGTTTGGTTGCTGGTTTGTCGTCGGTTGTGTTACTGTCTTTTCCATCACTTGCTCCTGTATAAGTTATGTTACCTTTTTTATCTAAGTTCTTAATGTGCTCATCTACTGATATTTTTAAGTTATCAGCTTGCTTCTTAACCTCATCGTACGATACCTCAGTCACACCCTTAACACGAGTAGACTTGTATATGTTACTACTTTCATTAGCACGTTGCTCTTTAAGAAGTCTACGTGATATTTCATAGTGATTAGGGTTAGCCGTCTTACCGTCAAGTGAAGTGTTACGGACCTCATACTTATAATCCTCAAGGAGAGTAATCATCTCCTGGTTCATCGCTTGCTTCTGCTTACCTTCCACTACTTCAAACATCAGAGCCTCAGTGAAACCGTAAGCCTTCATAATAGCCTCTTTACCTTCTTTGTATGCTGGTGGCTTCATCCATGTTTCACCCTCGTCTACAAGTTTAGCTTTAAGGTCTATCAGTTTCTTCTTAGTTCCGACTGTTAAGTATGGGTTCTTTTCTATTTTCTCGTATGGTGTAATCTCAAGCTGAGTTCTAAAGCCACGATATACGCTGGCGTTATCTTCTTTCACAGGGTCACCATTACGCACACGCTCAAGGTAGTAGTCTTTCTCAGTGTTCGTTAGGAAGCCAACCTCATAATCATCAAGTATCCCTTGCTTTAATTCACTAGATGCTTTGAGATATTCCTCGGGCGCTAAAGTTTTCTGTACAGCCTGTAACTCAATGATGCCACCTCTAGCCTCGTTATTAGAACTCACCTTAGATAACTTAAGCTCTGCATCCTTACGGGCCTGGTCATTAGCGACTGCGCTATTCTCATCAGCGATATACTTATACATCTCTTTCTTAACGACATCTTTCTCAAGCGTGCTCAAGTGGTCCAGGGGATAATTACTAATATCATTAGCCTTCTTATATCGTTGGTCCTCTGGAGTATTACGCATCTCGTATTTCATAGACTCTACAGTACCGTTAACAATATCCTCACGAGTGTCTGCCTTAACCTGGTCTAACGTCAACGCACCTATGTTAATAGCTGGTATGCTAGATGTCATACGTTGGTCAATCATTTCTTGGCGCTCAGCTCTAGCCTTATTCAGTTTATGGTTAGCAGTCATATACTCATCTTCGGTTAAGTCGCCTCGATTAGTTACCTTATGTTGCTCTGCAATAACCATATTCTTAAGTGCAAGTCTATCACCAAACTCTTTTCGAGAATGTTTCCATGAGTCAGTGAGTCTAACTTTCTCAAGCTTTAACCCTTGCGTAGTAACTGTGTGTAAGTTCTGTGCATAACTAGCATCATAAGCATTACTGATATGTTGCTTCTGACGTTCGTCATCCACCATACCCATAGCTTTACCCTTCATCTCTCGGGACATAGCCTTATACTCAGTTGTATTACCATCAGCTTTTTTAGCAAGATTTTTGTGGAAACCACTTACCTGGGAATTAGTTTGTTGTTGGAAAGTAACTTGAGAGGCGTTGTTAAAAGAGCGGTTCCATGCGAAAATTTCGTTCTGGCGGTCGTAACCTTTTGGAGCGGTGGCGTTACCTTGTGCATCCACATCATACTCAGCACCCTCTTTACCAGCAATCTCACCTTCAACCTTAGCATCCAGCACCATACCGTTAACGAACTTAGTAGTCATGCCGTCTGCTATCGTAAGCATGTCATTTGACATCTGGTCATAGTGACTAGAAATCTCTTTTTGTGAGCGTATAGACTCACTGAGGTCTGGACCTACCCGTCTGCGTTGTTTTGTATCTTGTCTTTTCTTAATTTCCATAACCGCCTCCTATGCAAAAAACTTAGAGGCCATTAATAACCCCTTAGAAAATGTTGCTGAGTTACGAGCATTACCTCTTGAGTCAGTAGCTGACCGACGAGCGGTCACACCTAAACGCTCACCACGAGCTATCATCTCAGCATCTTCAAAGCCACGCTCTACGTCACGGTTAAGAGTTTTCTGACCCTCAGTTTTTATGGCTTGCGCTGACCCACCTGTGGCACTCTTACCCATAGCACTCGCTAGGGCCTGGTTACCGCTAGACTCCATACCGAAGTCACGTGTCATGTTGTATGCGTTAACTGAGGCATCCGATAGCGCCTGTTGAGCATTAATCTCACCCTGGTACTTAGCCAACATGTCGGCTTCTCGGTCGGCCTCATTAGCTTTCTTGTTTCCGAGCATCCCACCTACGAAGGACGCCCCCGCCAATACTGCTGATATACTCATCATCTACTCCTTAATAATTTACTTCAATGTCGAGACTCAAGAGAGTCATTGGCATCGGTGTGTCTTGTGATATATATATTCTAGTATCTCGATTATACCCTAATAACCTTATTTTATCTATTCCACTCAGCTTCGGAACCTCTCTATCGAACACTTCCTCACCGAATTGACGCTCTGGTATTGATATACCGTTTATCTCAAGACCCTGTGTTTCCAGGAACTTAGCTGTCACAGCCACTACGCGCTTAGGCTCATTTATAAGTGAACCACCACCAGCGCTTACGTTAATTGGAAGGGTCACAGCCTTCACATCAAAGAACAATCCCGCCTCACCTAATATATAAGGGTCTTCTGGGAATATCACGATACCATCTGTAACCTCGACACCCACCAACACCATTTTACGTGTACGATGTTTGAAGTCTACCAGGGATTGAGGAGCTACAAGCTTGACAACACCAGTTGACCCAGGGCCACCAGCACCACCATTGTCACCATCGTCACAACTGTGATGATTACCACCAGCACCACCGCCACCACCAGCACCATATCCTGTAGCAGTGCCACCAATTCCACCGCTACCAGCTCCCTGTGCACCACCGCCACCTAGTGTCGAACTTTCACCAGGAGCACCATTACTACCTAGACCAGCATGAAGGATACCACCATAACCACCACCACTAGTAACAGTCGTTGCGTTATGTGTCATTACAGTTTCCACACCAGGCTTTCCAGCAGTACCTTGACCAGGTGACCCAGAACATGAATCTGCACCAGCACCACCAGCACCAACGGACCCAGTCTTTCCGATTGTAAAGTTTATAACCTCACCACCTACTACGTTTAACACACCACTCATGTATACTCCAGCGCCACCGCCTCCAGAGCCATCTCCACTTTGGCCTTCTAAGCTACCTGTACCACCTTCGCCACCGCCACCAGCACCACCAGCGCCGATAACCTCGTAGTTTATAGTTGTCATAGCTTCAAGCACATTGAATGAACCACTGTCTGAGAATGTAAACTCACTTTCAAGGGGGTTAGTTGACTCGTTAACACCTTCTTGTAAATACTCAGCACCAGCTTGGCCATCAACACCAGATATCAAATAACCGTGTTGACTCTTTTGAAGATTACCATAGTGAACGCCATTATAAAAAGCCTCCACTGCGATAGTTGTATTGTCAGACGTGTGACGTAATATATAAGTCTCAGCACCCGCAGTCTCGTCGTATTCCCATTCAACACCATCTGGGTAGCTGTTCTCAACCGTATCCTGTGTATCACCTGGGACGACTATCTCATCCATGTACGCGTTACCGTCTAAAACAGCAACGACTTCTTGACCTATAAGATGTGTGAGCCCATCAATGTAGTTATGTGAGTGGTTAACAAGCTGTAAGGAGCTCACTGTGTGCATATACCAGCGATACCCTACCTCTACGTCGAAATAGAGCTCTCGGACCTTCTCGTCCACGTTAAACACGTTTCCAGAGCTATATGCAATATCCTCAACATTACGAACCTCCTCTAACGGGTTGTTCTTTAGGAAATCAGCACGATAAACCTCAACACCATCCATCACAATAACCACTTTTCCATCGTTACTATTCGGTGCATAATAGACACCGAAGAAATTAGTATCGCTTTTACCTAACCCTGTGATAGTTGTCTCAGTCAAACTCTCGTTTATTGAAGCTGAGTCAGTCAACGCCTTTTTAGTAACCAGCTCCAGCATCCAATGTAGCTCTAATTCAGCAAGCTCATTGTATACGTATCTCTTCACAAGTACATATAGCTCACGGTCCAGGTCCATAACATCCTGGTAGAACCCTTGAGTCTCCCAGGCTACCCATGCGTTAACTTGATATGCTTTCGCTACGTTTAACACAGCCATTGAACCATCACCGTTAACAACATACACAAAGTTGGAAGGCTCAGATACACCACCGCGCATCTCACCCATAGCAACTGGAGCTTTTATTAAATGCTCTGACTCAGATGAAATACTAGGAGAGTCATACCCGTCAATAGTATCGTTATATGTGAACTGTCTGAATATACGCTCTGTATTATCCAGGAACAGCACAGAACCATCAACTGAAACAGGTCTAACTGTAGTAGATGACCCGTAAGTAGTTTGGCGAAGCCATGCTGAGGTCGTAGGTGTTATAACAGCGCTCTTATTAAAGAACTCAGCACCAGATGTGAACACCATCAAGCGACCAGCAGAAAAGATACTCTGGATAGGATTAATGAAATCGGTATCAAGTGTCTCCTGTACTGAATCAGCGGGGTCACCAACACCAACATCGAAGTTGTAAAAGTCCTGTGCTTTAGAAGCCCATACAGACTGTGGATATGTAGTGCTACCAGCGAACCATAGACGCCCCTGGTGGAACGTAACGTGTCTAGGCCACCCATTTATATCAGTCCACTGTAAAAGAGTCACCAACGTGAAATCTACAGCACAAGTTGGAGGCGTACCATCGGCACACTCTCCAGACCCACAATATGGAGTTGACCCATCTGTACAGGTTGGGTCAACAAAAGTTCCAGGAGCACCGTCATCCTCACACATCATACTCTCACAAGGTGGGTTGATGATTGGAGCATCTACGAACTCCCAGTTATTGTCTGCACCTAGGCGTCGTAATAATTGTGGCTCATGGTCCCCTTGAACAAACACCATTGTATCAGCAGACTGCGCAGTATCTATCTCGCGTATCTTGCGCTCTGTGTTATATGGAGTAACTAGCCCAGGAAGGACCAGCACGTTATCGCGATATACATCAATGAGTCCATCATAAACTCCTGGAGCACCAACTGGGTCTGGCTCATCCAGGTAAATAACTATCACGTACTTCTGGTCATTGTTGAATATGAAAGGGAAGATGCGCATGTGCTCAGTTGTACCATAGTCACGCATGAAGAGTGACCCAGGTCTACGAGCTAATCCACCAGTAGTCTTGATAATTACGTTCCTACCCTCACTTAGACCAGCAGTATATACAGGTGAGTCTATTCTAGCCTCGGCCTCTGGTGAAATAACACCCGCTGAAAAGTTGGTGTGTGTTTGTCTGCTACGTGACATGATTAACCTCCGTATCTTGAGTTGTCTACTGGGAAGTCGTCGAACCCGTCTTGAGGTTGTTGTTGCGCTGTAAGCGATTTAGCACGCTTAAGGTGGTCTTGGTATTGGATATACAGTAATTCGTCCTTCTTGACGTTCTCTGTGATGCTGATACATATCTGTGAAGCCAGGTAATACATGAAGGCTTGCTCAAACTGGATGCTCATGTGTTCCTCTTGAGCTCTGCACGTATACTTGAGAGATATAGTACGTTCGTTAGTATGTAACTCACGACCCACTATCTTATAATTAGAGTTTGGAAAGGTACGTTGAACCCACACCATATCATTAGGTAACGCGTATGCGTACTCATATTCATTAGCTGGTTTATCTGGCAACTGTGCAAGCGCTACAGACTTCATAGCAAAAGACCATGGATACATTGATAGGAGTGCTTTATAAGACCGCTCGTAAAACTCTTTGATGATAACTGCTTCGACCTTGTTGTCGTCGAATGAATTGATGCGTGATGCACCGACTTTGAGAAGGGCTGAATTGGCGATACTGACTTGTTTTGATGTGCTCATAGTAATCTCCTTAACAGAATGACCGCCGAGCGGTCACTCTAAAAAGAGGTTATGCGAATACAATCTCTTCTATTGTAACACCAGCAGTACCAGTTGTGAGAACACGAGCCATGAAGGCACCGTCAACTGACACACACTCTATGATGTCACCAATCTCTAAGAACAGACCAGCTTCTAAGAAGTAGTCAGCACCCAAGATTAATGCTTTAGTGTCAGTGTTGTTTCTGTACGTGTAGTGCATAAATACACCTTGCGCAGAACCATTACCAACACCAAAGTTTTCAGACTGATAACCAGCCTCATCTGTTTCACGAACATCACCAGCGAAAGATGCGATTGTTGAAAAGTCAACTACTGAATTTCCATCTACATCAACGCCAGCTTCAACACAAATAACCTTAGAGAACCCAGTCTCAAGAGGAGTTGCGTATATGATGTCATTAGGCTCAAATAAACCATGAGGGAAATAACCCTCAGTCGTTATGTTCGCAATCGTATCGGGAGTGTGGTATGTGAATATACCTGGCGCTCTACCAGAACCAGCACTCATTGGTTTAAGAGCTACATTATTGTATCCCATGCTACACCTCGCTCAACACTAAATTAACCGAAGCGCCATCTGCAAGAACTTGGCCTACGCCAAACCCATCAGAGCCCTCGATTAAAATAATATCGTTTGCATATAAAATGTTATCCGCGTTACCCTGGAACCCTGGAGGTTGTGGAGTAGGCGCGGAACCGTTTGCTTCTTTAAAGTAATCTACAGCTCCGATAACCGCAAGCGCATCATCAGCAGACTTATAGATGAATAAAGAACTTTGTTTACTGGAAGCAACAATGTTGCCTCCTAATTTAGTTCTAACAAAAGCCATCTTGAACTCCTTATGGTACAGGCGCTGGGATAACTACTGACTCGTCTACCTCTACGATGAATACACCTTCAAGGTCACGAACGATAGAACCAATTTTCATCTGACCAGCAGATAAGTGTGATTTCTTCTGAGGAACCCAGTCAACATTTGTGTTAGGGTCGATACCGATAGCCATACCGATTGAACTGTTATGGAAAGCGAAACAATCACGAATGGCACCAGTCTTGTACAGACCGCCTTCTTCACGTTTACCAATCCATGTGAACTTAAGTCCCAGGAATGTATCTACTTGACCGTTAACAAGTGTACGTACTGTATTGTAATCAGCGTTTGTAACTTGAGTTGTGTTAAGCAGTTGACGCTTAGCCATAGTTGAACCAACGAAACATCTACCGTCTTCGTCAATCTCTAAATCATCCATTAACTGGATAAGTGCTGTAAGCTTAGGAATATCTAACGATGTACCACCAGCTAATACGATGTTACCGATTGCTACTAATGAAGCACGAGCATCATTAACCGCGTCAATAACTGTTTGGTCCATTCTACGACCTAGTGCTTTAAGGATAACTTGAGCAAGCTCTTTAACCTCATCAAAGTTAACCTCTTTCTGTTTGAACATATCTGTATACTCATCAGCATCCCAGTCTTCTAAGATAACAAGTACCTTACTGTAGTCAATGTTCATTGGAATTGAATCAGATGATGGTGCTGTACGCTTATGCGCCATACCCTTACCGATTTGTTGGAATCTATAGTCCGCTCCTGTCACGTTGTTACGTACTGTAACTAATGCTCTAAGCTGGCCCACACCTTGGAAACTTTCTTTTACTTGCTCGTCAAACTCTGTAACGGCAACTGTGTT